CAGGGGTAACTGGCTACACGGGTTATACAGGTTACACGGGACCTGCAGGGGTAACTGGCTACACGGGTTATACAGGTTACACGGGACCTGCAGGGGTAACTGGCTACACGGGTTATACAGGTTACACGGGACCTGCAGGGGTAACTGGCTACACGGGTTATACAGGTTACACTGGTCCTGCGGGACCTACTGGTCCTGCGGGAGGAGGAGGAGGAGGAAGTACATTTAGTGACAACGTATTTAATATCTATGATAACGTAGATCCGACTAAGATAATTATGTTTGAAGTAAATACAATAGCTACCGCAACTACCCGTGTAATCGCGGTTCCAGATGAACCGATGATTCTTCCAGGTGTTCCGAGTTTAAACAGTATTGTACTAGGAAATGCTATTAATTATCCTATGACTGGTACTGGAAACACTGCAGTAGGATTTAATTCTTTAATAAATAATACTTCTGGATATAGTAATACAGCCGTAGGGGCCCTTGCATTATTAACTAATACTTCTGGATATAACAACGTTTCTATAGGATTATCTTCTCTTCGTCTCAGTACTTCTTTTGAAAATACAGCGGTAGGGGCGTATACTTTGAATGGTACGAATACTGCTGGTGGGAATACAGCAGTTGGAGCCAATGCTCTTGCGGCCCATACTAATGGTGGTACGAATACAGCTGTAGGGGCGTATGCTTTGGCTGCTGTTACTAGTGGTTTTAGCAACTGTGGGCTTGGAAGAGTTTCTCTCCAAAATGTAACATCAGGTAGTACCAATATCGCAATCGGTTCGTCTTCGGGACGTACTGTTACGACAGGTTCTAACAATATCGCAATCGGAAATTTAACGAATTTTTCTAGTTCTAGTGCTGCTAACCAAATAATTATCGGAAATAATATTGTAGCTACAGCTGATCTTTCAATTCGAATCGGAATAGGGAATGCTGCTGCTATATTTACTAAGAACTTCCAAGGAGGCATTCGCGGTATAACGACTATCAATGCGGATGCTATACCTGTTTTGATAGATAGTTTAGGGCAATTGGGAACTACTTCTTCTTCTATCACTAAGAAACGTGATGTGGTAAATCTGGGTGAGATAAGTTCTCCAATTTACAATTTGCGCCCCGTCGCGTTTAAATGGAAGCCAGAGGTTAATACATCTGAGACTTTACAGTATGGTCTAATTGCTGAAGAAGTAAATGAGATAATGCCAGAGTTAGTAGTAAGGAATCATTTAGGTATAATTGAAACAGTAGCGTACCATAATCTCCCAATAATGTTGTTGAATGAGCTAAAAAAGATGAGGGAAGAAATGTATAATATGCACAATGAACATGAAATAATACTAAACGAACTTAAACAATATGTAGCATTAAATAAAAATGGGGATGACTAATTTAGATCCTGTTCTCGATGGCCGAACAGGACAAAATATAAGCAATACTTATATCAATATTGGATCCATTTCGCTATTTAAAAATGGGGATGAGATTACCGTATCATTTCCTATTATCACTTACTATAGCAAGGGAGCAAGACTTGCAAATTTAACAGAGTTTAGTGCGAGTCATGTACATATGATCGTTAATGTCGCTACTATAGAAACACCTCTCTACACTCTTATGTACAATCACATCAAAACTATTTTCACGAATACCGTAGATGACATTTAAATCGTTTTTCAATTTAAATACCTTTCAATATAAGAAAAAATGTCCATGACAATTGTTACAGAAAAATTTCTGGATGAAGAATACAAGGAAGAGGAGGAATTTCTCGATGATGACAATCTGTCAAAATCGGTTGCTGACCTCTCGCTTTCTCTTGAAACGAGAATTTTAGCTCTAAATCGCTTCTACGCAAAATATGGTGTTGACGAGACATTTGAGCTGATTATGAAGCTTTGTACAATGTACGAGTCTTCAGGAATAAGGTTGTTGAAAGAATACCTATTTGCGATATGCGAAACAAGCCAAATCGACCCATTCTTACAGAGTATAACAGCTAAATCACTCCATACTCATAATACAGGAGATATAAAAGGATATCAGGCAATTGACTTGGTATATCCAAGACTTGAGAACTGTAGCACTCCGTATAAAATAGACTTCGTCAAGATACTCATGCAGAATGAAAATTTCCGCGAATCTGCAAGAAACCATTTTTGCAAAACTGTGGACGATTTAAAAATATCTTGTGAATATCGTTTTAAAATTATTCTTAAACTTGAAGAATCTTTAAAATTTTTTAAAATACAAGGATTTTTAATTTTTCTCAAAAATAATTTAAACGAGATTCTTTACAGAATCCTTGCGGGGCAGAATTTGCTCGCAATTCGTGATTTCGAGGAGAAGAATCTTGTTGAAGAGATTTTGCTCTCTTTTTCGCAGAATGAAAGTGTTGACTACAATCTAAGAGCAGATGCGACTGATGTATTGCTTCAATTTGGAAGTGAGAATACGAAAAGAATTGCAAAAGATATCATCCTTACTCTTGGTAAAATGAAAGGAGTCGTTCGAACTCTCTACGACAATGCTCAGAATGTTCATACGAAAGAGATTGAGGAAAGTGTAAGTGATGCACTCGAATTCTTACACAGTTTTGAGATTGAGAGAAATATTGATGGTCCTTATGTTGAGGCTGAAATATTGAAACTTGAAAATAATGAAAATGTGAAAATTTCATTGAATCGTATCTTTATGGACCGAGTATTGTATGGAAAGTATCATTGCAACTTGGAGCATATCCTCCTTCGTGTCTGGACTTATATCAACGGTCATAAGAATGAGATTGATATGAAACAGCGACTCATTGAAGAATTGAATGAGATGGCTGGAACTTGCTCATCTGGTTTTGTGAGCCGTCTCATCAATGTTCTATCGGGATTTGGAGACTTTACTATGAGGATTTCTTGGGCTGACCAAGTCGTAGGAAATCTTTCTGGAAGGCTGAATGCAAGAATCCGCGATTTGGATAACTTAACTCTCCAAGAAAAAGTGCTAAATCAGATGACTCTCGACACTTCTAGATATTCAGAGAGGAAACATTTCTTAAAATTCTTTCGAAATAATATTCTCTCCATAAGAGAAGAAATGTATGAAGAATTTAAAACTCTCATTTCTGATACTGATTTCGATTTGTATTTTCGTACTGCTATTTCTGCATACGAAACAAGTTGATTAGGAGAGATCTCAAAATTGTAACCATGACCATTATTGTGCAAACATTTAAATTCAATCAGAATTTCAGAGAGGTAACAATTGAGATATGCATAACATCTTCCTCGTCCAAGAGTATCTTGAATCGACTCATGTTGCTTCTTCAGTTCACCATTCTCAAGCCTTTCCAAAAAATCTGTTCTCAATTTCAATTTTTCCACTCACTAAATGGTAATTTCTTATCCCCTTTGTATTTGTAAGCAAACCCTTCAATAACCATCAAGTCGTTGAGATTTACTCCTTTGCGGTAAAGGGTCCCAAGAATCCGACCTCCATACTTATCCCAACCTGTACAATCCACAGTTACAGTCCTATTCAGACATAACTCTTCCATTCTCTTCTTTCCAGCAAGAGCACAAGCGATTTCTTCATCTCGTCGTTCTGAAGAAAGACGAGGTTTCATTTCAGCTCCGTCAATTCCTAACAATCTACATCGTATAAGATACCTCGTATGCGCGAGATGAAAGGCAATCGTTACAGTATCAGCATCATACACTTCAACCACTTTTGCAATCAGCTGTTGATTCTTAAAATTCAACCACTTGGTATTCTGCAAATTGCAGTGTTTTAGATGCAATAATTTACAACATTTACAACCCATTATATACATTCTCTATTTCTTTAATATTATAATCGAGTAAGAACGTTTCAAACTTGGTTGGACTTGGATTACACAGTAGTCGATCTTGGTACTTTTCAACGTCAGTCGTGTAAAGTGTTTTTTCAGACATATTAATGACACAGTCAGTTCCAATGAGATAGATGAGGTTATACTTATCAAGAGTAAGCAAATACTTGTTGTACTGGTCTTCGTTAAAATCCTTAATACCAAGCTTGCATTCATACAAAGTGTTTGAGCGAATACAAATAAAGTCGAAGAAGCAATTCTTATACTTGTATTGAGAGCCAATGTTTTCACCATACTTTTCCTTCAACAATTTCTCCCAAAACTGTTCTTGTGAAAGAGATTTCTTCTTTGCGATTAAAAACGATTTTGCACCCTTGTATTCAAGTCCTCCCTCTTCTTTGATATTCTCAATAATGTAAGGAAGATTTGGAAGTTCATATTCTGCAAGAAAATCTTTCAGTTTACCCCTTCCAATGTTGTATTTGCTTTCAAAGGTTTTTAACCAAGAACTTGGAGCCTTAATATTGTACCGATTTTCATCAGTGTTGTCAAGAATCTGATTCTTGAATTTCTGGATCATTGAATAATAGAATTCGTAGCACATCTTTTCATCTTCAGAAAGCTTTACTCGAACATCCTTAACTGGTGAAAGATGAAAATATTTGTATCTTTCGATGAAATCACAATTCTTCTTCTCAACATAATCTTCTGAAAAGAAGAATTTTTGAGGACTATATTCCTTTACTCGATTATAGAGATACTCGTATTGTTTTTCGAACCAATCTTGCTTCAAAAGCCATTCACAATATTTCCTATCCTTGAGGAGATTTTTCAGAGAAAGATCCTTGTATTTTCCAAAGGTGATTAAATCAGCATGTATCATTTTTATTACAATGCAACCTTATTTGGAATTGATTTTCTACACAGAGGACACTCTTGCTTATACTTTGACCATTCTTCGATACAAGATTTGTGGAATGTGTGAGCGCAGAGAATTGTTGCGACTTTCTCACCTGCTTTAAATTTTTCCAAGCAGACACTACAGGTCTTGTCTGTGTTCCATTCTTGAGTCTCTGTTGTCTCAATTGAGACATTCTCATTTCTCTGTGAATCGTCCTCGTCTCCGTCCTCGTAATCCGAGTATGAATCCAAAATAAATGTAACTATTGTAATTACTTCTTCTCGAGTAATCTCCGCAGAGTTACGAATTGTTACGCGAATATCGGGGTCGTTGTCAGTCATTTTTTAAAGATTATTTTAAAAAATTTAAAACTCATTTTTAAAGTTCGTCTTGGTAACTTGCAAGAAGTTTCTTCAGCTTCTTTTTAACCGAATCAACCTCTCCTCGACTTGATTCAAGTTGAGAGATCAAATCAGAAACCTGAGTTCGTAGCTTTGTAAGTTCCGTGTCGTATTCAGAAACGAATAAATTCATTTCATCGCAAAACCTCTTAAGTGTCAACGAAAAGGCAGGACGCTCAGCAGGCTGTTTAGAATGAACTTCCGCAAGGGCTTCCGCAAGGGCCTCCGCAGGCCTTTCCGCAGGGGCTTCCGCAGGCTCCTCACTTACACTCGATTCTGACTTTTTCTCATCAGGAACATCCTTAGGAACATCCTTAGGAACTTCCGAAGGCCGTTCCGAAGGCTCCTCAGCATTCTCACTATCATCCTCAACAAGAGACTCGTCATATTTCAGACCAAATTCATCGCAAAGTTCAACTGCTCTCTCATCCAAAGGAATGAATTCTCCATTTTCAAGACGCCCAACTACTAGCTTTTCTGCTTGCGATTTCACGACAAGATTCGATTCAACATGATAGATTCTATCCAATTTCTTATTTAGTTTGTAAGATGATTTTGACATTGTTTTTAATAGTTTTCAATTGTTTAAATAAATCATTTTTATTTTTCCGGCCAACTACTTTTGAAGGTCACTCCAAATCGTTGGCGAATGTTCGTTTTACTCGCTGATATTGTTGGCTTATTCCAGAGTAAATGCTTGCTCCAAAACCCAGCAGTCTTGATTCCGGTTTTTCCCCAGTTTTCCTTGTCTTTGTGACGATTTGTGTATCGTCTCATTCGTTCGACATCCTTGTGCTTTGTATAGTCTGAAGCACCATTCTGTCCAAAATGAATAGTTTTCCCTTCTACGTATACCATATATTTCTTGGTTGGTTTATTTGATTTTTTAATATAAACTGTTACCATTTATAAATGAGGAAGATCATTAGATTTTACGAAAATGAACAACCAGCTAACGGACGAATTTTCTACATGCGTGACGATATACTTCACAAGTGGGATGACAAGCGTTTACAGGTTCGACAAAACTATATTGAATGGCTATTTCCTCTTGAAACAGATAAGGAACTCGTACGAATGAATAAGGGAAATCTGTTCAAGTTCCAGAGAGACCCAGAGCTACGTCTTCAAGTAATCAAGTTCGTAACGAGGATGATGTTGTTTTTCGGATTCGCAATCAAGATATTCGACGAATTTCAAGTCGTTCAAGTTAAGGAAGTGTATAGACAAGAGGATGGAGTTGTAATTGGATTATACAACCCTGAAAACTATCCAAGGATAACGAGAATTCTAAAATTCTTGAATTTAATTAATATGCCAATCTTATCAGCTTTATTTTTCGAAATGATATGCCAAGCAATTAAAAAAGATCCAGAATTAAAACATCTTATTGACACAAATGGTGTAATAAGAGAATGGATTCTTACACAATCGTACTTGGAACACCAGGCATACGATGTAGAAGAAATCATGATTGGAAAAGAAATAGAAAGTTGGGAGAAGGAAGAAGAGGTTGTTGAAAATAAATTAGTTGATGCATGGGATTGATTACATAATCTTTTCCATATCAACTTTCAACTCGCACATTCCAGTGCCAATTTGAGAACGCTTTCCGCAAATGATAGAGGCTGAAATGCCACGTGTTGGTTCTTGCTGACCGTAAACTGCAGCCTTTGTAAAGTTTTCAAGGGTTTCTTCGAAAGAAGCCTTGCCAAATGGCCCAGAATCTTCATTTCTCATCGTGTATCGAGAGATTGAAGAGATTGTTCCGTTGAAAGTCATCTTATTCACAAGAATCATTACGTGACACTTGTTAATTCCATCCATAATATTTGAGAATTCTTCAATCATGAATTGACGCGATGCCTCGATTCCAAAGACATGATAGATATCCCATACATTATTGGAAATTGTACGAGCCAAGTCGACAGCGGGGTGAGCCAAAATCTTCTTAAACCTCTCGATCGAGTTCACCAACTTCCCCCTCGAATTTTCCAATTCGATTTTCCAAGTATCATTCAAGTCACGCAAAAAATACATATTTTCAACGCCTCGAATTCCACATACAGAAATATCGCTAAGTTTAGGATAGACTACATCATCAAGATAGATTTCTCTTGCCTCTTCTTGTGAAATGTATTGCAATTGGCCTTCTGGAAGACTGATTTCGTTCATATCCACGAAGACATCGATTTGCCCAAAGCAATCCGGAGAATAGACGCAGAACATATCAGAGTACTCGGTATTGATTCCGAGTGCAATGTCTTTCAGAGACAGCTTATAAGTGTAGAGAAGAGTCATGTCGATTTTACAAGTGAGGCAATCACTATATTTCTTATAATCATCACCCTCAAACATCTCATAAGCCTTGTACCAAGGCTCTGGCTTTTTGTCAAGGTGAATTTCACGGTCAACAATCACTTTTCCAAAAGTAAGTTGCACAATGGTATGTCCAATAGTTGCACGAAGTTGAGGAATCGTCCCATTCCCGTGCTTAAAATACACGATACAATTGGGTGATTTCGGTTCCTTTGTTGCATTGATCAGATCAGAAAATTTCGAAGTAACTGGTTGCTTATCTGAACTACCAGCCTTATGAAATGTATTCAAATTGTCCTGAGTCTGTTTCTGACCAATGCTTTGAGCAGTTAAAACACCCACATTTTCACCTGCTTGAATCTTGCTTTGTAGGTATTGTTTCTTCAATTCTTCACGAATCTGAGGAATCAGAGATGGATAAGTTAAACAATCATCAAGTTGCTTTTTGAGTACACGAATGTCACTTCGCGCCATTGCAACTGCAATATCACGAGGAATATAAGGGTTCGGCTTCACAAATGAAAGGATACCCTTTACTTCCTGCTTTGTTAATTTACGTAATGTTTCAGACATGTCGAAGAAAATGAAAAAATTATATTTTTTTTCATTTTAATTTATGCGAATAATAGCGTTCCTTGAATCGTGAAGAATAACACCATTACAAATATTCTACTTTGAATACGAGTTGCGAATAACCTAATAGATCAGGTGGTGTTGGAACATTCGAACCAGACTGAACAGTGAATGTTCCACTTGCAATTGCACAACTCGCTTGTAAATATAACGAGTACATTGTGTGTGGTGTTAAATTTGTTCGAATGGTGGAAAAACATGGAATAATTGAAACACCCGCAAGAAGTGCTTCCCGTCCAATATATCCATAATCCTCTGTTACACCAATGACCGAAGGATCATCAGATAATCCAAATGCATAAGTATTTGCAATGTTACTCGTAACAAATCCACCATAAACTCCAAATCGAACTGAACCACTTGGTGGTGCTCTAAAAGTAATGTCCAATACTCTAACTCTCGAGTTAGAATTTGTTGTTCCTGTTGTAGAATTTGGAGCCATTATACTCTTGATACTTTTATTCGCCAAGTGAACCCAGCCTGTTGAAGAATCTGTCGCATTGTAAGACTATCGTAAACTAACGCTCCTCTATCAGGCGATTGTATTGCTGTTATGTCTGAAGTTATCTTATTATCAAGTGTAAAACCCTTTGTGGTTGCCAAACGACAGTATCCAGTGCTTCCGAGAGTCATCACTCCACTTGCGCTTGGTGCATTATTAGTATAGCTAATATATCCCTTTTCTAAATCAGCTCCTTGGAAACTTATCTTTTCGATTCCAGAGGTTGTATTGATAGAGTTTAACGTTAATGTATTGGTTATTGAACTATATCCAAGAGTTAATGCGGTCGCTGCGCCAGCTGTTTGTGTTAATGTTAGAGAAT